AGAAAACTACGTCTTTTTGGCCTTGTTTTTAGCCGTTCTTTGGCCACGCATAGGCATCTTTGCCTCGCTCATGGCGATGGCCACGGCTTGCTTGCGATTTGTGACTACAGGGCCGCCCTTGCCTGAATGCAAAGAACCTGCTTTGTATTCACCCATGACTTTGCCCATTTTCTTTTGGGCCGTAGTTGATTTTTTCATATTAACTCCGTTACTGAAAATGTTGATGCCGCTACAGTTGCATCTTTAATAACAGCAATCTTTTCCCCAGGATTTACCCTAACAAGCTCAGAAAAGTTGTTAGGCATCATGGGTGAAGTTGTTAGGCTTGCTGTTGGATTTGTGCCAATTTGAAAATGGCAATGTCCTAAAGAGCAAGATAAACGAACCATCGTTGTGGATGCACCAAAGGCGGCCGATTGAACACTCGAGTTGGTGACAGAAAATACTTGGGCTGTACCCATAGCTGGCACACCGAAAGCCACTTGATTAGGGTCTAACTGAAATGTTGACATTATTTGCCTTTGCTAAAATTTTTCATCTTAGCCCTTAGTGATAGGGCCGCCACCTTTCCACGCATCACAAGTGCGAGCCGCTGCGCAGGTAAATTGGAACAGATCGCAATAGCCTAGATCGGCTGCCGCGACAAATTCTTCGTCATACGACAATTCATCTTCGTTTTCGTCCTTCTCCAAACCGCCGACAATACATTCCATCATTTTGGGTGTCTGGATAAACGCCGCGCAATTGCCGCATCTCATACCTTTGACGGTATTGGTTGGAGCGTTGTACATCGTGGCCTTTTTCATCCAGAAAGCCGTATTGGCTTCATCTGGATTAGGTGGGCCATAACCGTATTCTTTAAACGCATGGTTTCGGTTTTTTAAATTGACCGAAACATCTTGCGTTGCAATCGGGCAGGTTTTGCCGGTTAATAGACCGTCTTTCATTTAAAGAAAACCCGATCTAGGACAAATGCCGAAATGCCGCTAATGGCTGACGCAATGGCCATACCAACCCAAAAGCCGCCTTTAGACTTGTTGGCCATCGCCAATAGTTTTTTGACGTCATCACGCAAGGCAGTAACCTCGGTTTGCAGCACTTCAACCTGAGCTTCCAGCTTGCCAAATTCACGCAAATCAATGTCCGACATGACCGGTTTTCCTTGGCCTTCCAAGCCGTTTCTGCGCCTCTGGTGGCCGCATAATTACCAAATGTTCGTCATTATCGCCCGAAGTTTCAGGCTCATCAATGCGTTCATACCCCGCATGGCCTTTCATGCTGTCGATGTCGTGCTGTTGCGTAAATTCAACAGTTTGACCGCTTTGTAAGCATCTAAAAATAGCCATAAAACCCTTTAAAAATCAGGGGCCGAAGCCCCCGATTATTACGCCAAAGAACGTGCCACAACGATGCGCAAGGTTGACGATGCTAGATCGACAGTTGCTTCCGATTCGTTTTGGATACGGAATTTAACGGTATTGGCTGCGCTGACATAGCCAGTAACAGTCAAACCTACCAAATCCACGCCCAATGATGCGCCGATAACCATATCACCGAGTGCTACGCCTGGAACGGTGACATCATCGGTTTCGCCAGCGCCATCAACAAGCGAGCCAGCGTCGAGTGTGGCAGTGACCAGCCACGTATCAGAAAACAGGCCACGAAATTGATCGTTACCTGCGCGAACGGTTACTGCGGATGCTGTTGCCATAGTAGTTCTCCCAATTAGGTTAAAAACCCCCGCCCGAAGGCGGGGTGTTTAATTAGGCTGGAACAGCCAAGGCGAATGCCGAGGATGACAGAGCTGCGCCAACAGTTGCAGCAGTACGCATTGCTTTGACGCCGTACAAAGTATCAGCAGTAAACAGAGTGCCGAGGTACTCTTGTTTGTACTGAGTCTGCGAGCGAACCGCAACTTGCTCAACCAGAACCATCGAATCACGGTGACCCATCAAGCAAATACGGTCAGCGCCGGAGTTACCAGCACCAGTGTCAGCGTTTGACGAAACAAACACAGGGATACCGTACAGATTGCCGATTTCGCCATTGCGGATTGCATTGCCATCGCCGACGAATGCTTGTTCGGTGTAGCGAGCCAGACCCATCAATGTGTTACGGCTTGATGGAGGGATAACGAAGAAACGACCGTCCATTGGTGTGTCGTTGTCATCCAAGCGCTGGATTGTGCGACGAATAGCAGCGTCAGTCAGAGCAGCAGCATTCGACGATGTCGAGTTGTAGGCTGTTGTGCCGTTTGAGCCGATAAACGCTTTGGTTGTGGTGTTGCTAGTTGCATAGTCATCGGTGCCAACGGTTGCGCCGTTAAATGCACGACCCAATTGAACCAAGTTGGTATCTACTTGACGCGCCAGTGCATAGCCAGCATCAGCAGTGTAGAACTGACGCATAGAATTCAACGCTTGAACTTCGGCGATGTCTTCGATCAAACGGCTGTACTCATAGTGCTTATCGATATTAACTTGTACTTCAGTGTTGCTGGCAGCAATCAGAGTCACTGCATCAGTTGCTACTTTTAACGATGCCGAACCGCGGGTTGGTGCTGGGATGTGGATCACATCGCCTTTTTTGCCACGGAAATTCATCTTCATGACCAGATTGGCCAGAACAAGATTCTTTTTGTAAGAAGCAACAATCTCATCACTCCAAATTTCTGGAACGAAGGTACCTGCGCTCGATACCGTTACGCTATTTGCGGGGGAAAATGCTGTATTTGCCATGTTAATGCTCCTAGATCAAAAGTAAGTTACTTGACCCGTCCCTCTTGATACGCCGACATAATCTCATCAGATAGTGCGTCATATCGGGCTGGGTCATTCATTTTTAGCCGAATTAGGTCAGCACGACGGTAAACTCTTTTTGAACTCTCACCTGTTCCACCGCTATCAACCTGCACGGATTTCATCGTTTTTTGGCGATCCGTTGATGCTTGTTGGCTCGCTTGTTTCGTCTGAATACCACGCAACTCTTTATAGGTGGACAGCAATTCGTGCGCCGAATCAAAATCAAACTCTGCATCAGCTCGCTTGAATAAATCCAAACGAATCGGTGACGACTTAACCCAATTCACAAAACCCTCATCTCGAACAACTTGTTCAAAATCAGGATGTGCTTGAGTCAGCTTTTGTTGAGTCTGTAACGCCCTTAACTCCGATGCGGCCTTTCGAGCCTCAATGATGTCAGGGTGTCTATCAATCGTATTACGAACTGCCTTTTGTGGGTCTTCATAGAAGTCCACTTCCGGCTCTGCCTCTGCAATAGGTTGCTGCCTAGAACTGAGGTTTTGCTTAATAAGTTCATCTGCCAGTTTCCGCACTTCGCCGACTTCTTGCGCTTGGCGTCCAATGACTTTTTCCGCTTCTTGGTGCATCTTCATAACGTCTTCAAGAGACTTATTCCGATACCTTTCAGGAAGGTCTGGTTTGTCATTACCAATCGTAGAGTCTAGCTTGGCTTCTTCTGTCTCTAACTCAGAAGGCAACTCAGTTTCTTTGTCAATCAACATATTAGGTTTCCTTTTCCTGCCATCTTTTGGTTCCCAGGATCATAAACAGGCCAGTTGTCTGGTTATCTGTTCGCTTTTTGCTCCGCAGCGAGTTTTTCTCGATGCCTACGGTCAAATTGGGCTGCGGCAGTCGGGAATGCCCCCGACCAACCCTCCAATCTAAACGCTGGAGCAGATATCATGCGGTCGGCTTTGCCTCCGCATTCGCATTGAACTTGAGTCAGCTCATAACTAACCAATTTCTCAATACGATGCCCGTTCTCACAGGCAAATTCATACATTCGGCGCATTTAATTCCTCATAAGCGTCTGAACTGACCTGTCTCAGGTTTTTCAGCCATAGCAAAATTGAAAGTTCGCCTTTCTTGAATTGTAGACTTTTTTCGTCTTCAACAGCAGAAAGATTATTTAACGCATTCACCATTTCGTCAATGTCTTCCACTAGATCGTGCCACCCTTTAGTGGCCATCATAGAGAATCTATCTTCGTAGTATTTTTGCAGCTCTGGTGTCATAGTGCTGGAATGTCTGAGCTGGTCAATGCGCCAAAGTCGGTACTAGAAATAGTGCTTAGTTGAACGGATTCTAGTGCTGGTATATCTACAATCTCTGGCAATGTGTACTCAACCCACCGTTCCTCAGACTGACTCCACGACCAATTGCCCTCTGGCTTAGGATCACGAATAATCCAACCTGGTGGATACCACCACACTACCTCTTTGCCTTCAGGACACTCAGGCGCATCAGCCACTTCAATCCAGCCTTCTGTGCCATCCGTTTCAGGTTTTGGAATAGAACCGTTTTTAGAAAACATAAGTCACCTATTGGGTGGGAAATGCTGCTGTTGGGGTAGTGATAGTCCTAGCTACACCGTTTGTAACTCTAATATCATCAATATAACCATTAAAAGGCTGATTAGTTAAATCTGCACTTGATCCAACAACATTTCTAGTGTCGTTAGTCATTAATGATGAAGTTGCTGACGTTAATGTATATGTTCCAATTGAAGAACCATCTATATACACAGTCACCGTTGCTCCAGACCTAGTAACAGCTAAGTAATACCAAGTGTTTGCGCTTAATGCTGAACCTAACCCTGTCGATGTATCATCAAACTTCCAAGAGGAACCAGTTTCAGATATTTGTAGTCCTATTTTCCCATTAGCCAAAAAGTTTATGTTACAAGCTCCATAATTCGTAGCAATCGCGTTCCAACAAAGCATAATCTGTCTTGTTGTTGCTGTTGTTGTTCTAAACCAAAATTCTATAGTCCAGTTTCCAGCACCAAAACGAGTAGTTGCAGTAGATGGCATGAAAAGAGCATCACCAGTACCATCAAACGCCATGCTAGTAGTACCCCACTTCGCCTGTGTCGTGCTTACCTGTGCATTGCCAACAGTCTCTAAATCATTCTTAGCAGTAGAGTCGAAGATGCCGGAGTTGGTGGCAGATAGAAGTAATACCGTATTTGTAATTGCCGTAGGTGGTGCAGTTGGTGGGGTAAAGTTTGTCGTATAAACTGCTGTACCGTTTACAACTCTTGCACCAAAAATATATCCATTAGTAAAATTTAAATTTCCAGCACTTCCACCTCTAGTTGCTATACCAACTGGATTTGTTACGGATCTAATGCTTCCAGCAATTGAGCTAGAACCAACAGAAGCACCATTTAAATATAACGTAACTGTTGAACCATTGCGTACTGCTGCAATATGGTTCCAACAATTAAGAGAATATGTTGAGCTACTTGTTATGGTTGTTGGTGTGCTTACATTAAAAGTAAATGTAGGAGTTGATGTAGAGCCATCAGAAGCCATTAACTGCCACGATGAATTTGGGTCATTGGCTGATTGCCATTGGCTAATAAAAGACCCACTAGATGAACTAGCAGTCTGATAGAACCAACATTCAATAGTGAAGTTATTACTTCCAAGATTAAAAGCAGCGTTATTAGGAGCTGTTAGATAATCTCCACTTGCATCAAAATACCCACTACCACCTACTACAGCAGGATCGTATGCAGCAGTAGGAGCAAATGGGCTGAAGGCTTGGACTGAAACTGTGCTATTAAGAGTAATAGCAAACGCATTTGATGAAGCATCTAGGAATCTATTGCTTTGGCATGTCAGCAATGACGTACCGCTGATTGCTGTTAATGGTGTAGTGCTTGGAGTGAATGCTGATGTATAAACAGCAGTGCCTTTAACTATACGAACATTTGAAATGTAACCAGTGTATGGATTACCTCCGTCAGTCGCTGCTGCTCCTATACACAAACTATTAGAAGAAGCATAAACACTACCACTTGCAGTTACTGGTGTTCCTGATACTGCTCCATTCACATATAGCGTCCATGTATTACCACTTCTTACTAGTGCTATATGCGTCCAAGTGTTTGGAGTTGGTGTGGCTCCAGTTATTTGTACAGCCCATGAAGAACCTGTGTACGACACATAAACTTTTAAAACACCCGACTCTATAGTTATCTGTGGAAATTGACTGTAATTTGAGCCAGTAGAACGCTTATCAAATAAACCGCCAGTTTGAGATGCTGCTGTTGGGTATATCCACATTTCTTGTGTGGCATCACCGCTTCCAAAATCAAAAGCACTATTAGAAGCAACACTTAAAAATGGAGAAGCTGAAAAATAATTACTCCACCCAGTCTGACTAAACGGCGTAAATGTTCCCTGCGTAGTATTACCGTTCCTAGTAATCGTGAAGTTATTAGTCGAGCTATCTAAGAACGTATTGTTCTGCGCTCCGTTAGTGCTGCTAGTGTTGAGCAGTAACGTGGTCAGGTTAAAGTAAGCGTCCTTAATTGCAGACGCTGCACCTGCCAACAATAAATTAAGAACGCCACTCATTAGGTCAACCCCGATCCTGAAATGATCCACGTTGTAGAGGTCATCTTGATTGCTGATGCCATACCGTACTGAGCGAGTGATCTGCTGCCAGTAGTACCCGGCCCAGCCAAATACATTGTGTCACTTGTGATTGCAATCGTTACTACTTGGCTAGTCATGTTGATAAACGTCAGCACAGTACCCAATGGATAAGCCACGTTTGCATTTGAATCAATCGTGAATGTTCGTGCGTTTGCGTCTGTTGATGGGTGGAATATAACTTTGCCAGAATCAGCTAACACAGTTGTGTATGCAGCAGACTTACTTGAAATAGGTACATTCTTAAATCCAACAGCATCAGTGCCATCAGCAGTACAGTTGGTTAAAGCACCGCTACTTGGCGTACCCAATGCACCACCGGGTGCAACGTAGTCTGTGCCAGCAGTAGCATTCGCCAACGCGCCGCCGCTATTAGCCTTCAATAATGCTGTGCCACTTGGTGGTGCTAGATAATCTGTTCCTGCTGTGGCCGCAGTAAACGCGCTCGTTCCATTGCCTTTCAACACACCGGTCAATGTAGTTGCGCCTGTACCACCGTTGCCAACAGGTAGAGTGCCGCTGACTTGCGTTGTTAAACTAACCGCGCCGATAACTGTTTTTAAGTTACCGTTGGAATCAAACACCCCGTCGGTTGTCCATGTATCGCCGACAGCCAACGTCACTTTAGCGATTGTGCGCTGTGTGGCGTTGTTGTCGTACTTAACAAATAAGGTAACCGCTGCGGTGTCGCCGTTATAGATCGTAATGTCTTTAATTACGCGGCGGTTTGACCCTGACGGCGCTGGCACAACGCTTACATCCGTTGAACCATTTAATGCGCCATCGGTTGCGCCCTCGGTAATGCCAGACCCAGCACTGTCAGCGTAAGTGGAAACAAACGTCGGGTTGGTCGTGGCTGCTGCGCCAGACATGGCCACTTGAATGCTGATGGTGGTCGCATCTAAAACTAAAGTCTTCATTATTTACCTCTCAAGATAAGAACCAGGCATACGCTCCACCGTCACCAGAGCCACCACCGCCGCCGGACGCCGCGATTGTAATCGCCCCAGCGGCATTTGTAATCGTTATGTTGGAACCCGCCGTCAATGTGGCTTTGGTTAGCGTATTGCCCGTTGAGTTACCAATTAACAGTTGGCCGTCGGTATACGTTGTTTGACCAGTGCCGCCATTAGCAACGGCAAGAGTACCTGTCACACCAGTAGACAAAGGCAAACCGGTTGCATTAGTTAATGTGCCGCTGCTTGGCGTACCTAATGCGCCGCCTGGTACAACATAGTCAGTGCCAGCAGTAGCAGCGGAAGCGACGCCCGATGTAGCTTTAACTAAACCGGTTAACGATGCGCGTTTGATTAATTTGCCAGTGGTGCTGTTAAACAGCACAAGTTCAGAATCAACCGAAGATGCTGGGCCAACCACATCGCCCGAACCGGCAGGTGTACCCCACGATGCGTCGGTTCCGTCGGTGGTTAAGAACTTACCTGCATTGCCTGTTTGGTCTGGCAAACTTGTACCGCCACCACTACCACCACCCGATGCGCCTTGGTTAATGATGACTTTTAGTCGGTCGGTAATGTCTGGCGGGAGTATTTCACCCGCATTGATCTCACGACCGTTGGATAGGGTAATGACTAAGCTATTATCGAAGTCCAGACGTATATCCGCGATGGATATACCGTCGTTACCATCCATGCCATTGACGCCATCCACGCCATCACGGCCATCACGACCTGCTGCGCCGTCTTTTCCGTCCTTACCATCGCGACCATTGCGACCGTCACGCCCATCTATACCGTCGCGACCATCTTGTATGCTGGTAATACGACGCTCCAGCATGCCATAGAGGTCATCGTACTTGCCTTCCAAGTCGCCCTTCATCTTTTGCAGCGATGCAATGACGGCTTGCGCGTTTTCAGCGGCTTTTTTCTTCTGTAGCGCCCGAGCTTCAGAGACTGTGTTGTTTACAGAGTCAAAAAGAGCGTCGGGAACTTGGTCTACGTTAAACAGTTTGTCGATATCCATTATTGCATTCCCTTTTGCAGTTCATCAAGGAAGTCATTTTCAGCATTGACGACATTATCCTTGGCTTTGCTCATCTGTAGCTCGACAATTTTCGACTTGTTCTTGATGTCGGCTTCTTTCAACATCAATTCAGCGACCTTGACGCGCTTGTCAAACTCTCTCGAAGCCATATCGGCCTGATTAGGCAAGTTAGCGGTCAATCCTTGCTGAATCTTGGCTTGTACTTCCAAGGGTTTCAGCTTAGTGTCGATCATAATCTTGGTAGCTTCAGCACGATTCTGTTCCGCTTGCGTCGTATTAACCGCAATCTGCGCTTGGGCTGCTTGCAAGGCTAATTGCTCTTGAACTTGCTGCTTTTGCTGCGCTTCAGGATCAACTTGACCCATCGCATCCAGACGCTGCATCAATTCCATGCGGTTGGAGAGCGAACTATTGGCCACAATGCCCTTCAAAATGATCGGCAGCACCGGTGTATCGGGGCCAAGTGTCTGAAGCAAACTAATAAACTGTGATTGCTCGTACTCTCGCGCAATGATGCCAAGGGTTGCCGTTGGTATGAAGACCATATCGACCGACGGATAGCGCTCGGGGTCAAACTGCATGAATCTAAACGCCGCTTTGTTGATGAACGGAATCAAAAAATCTTCTTGAAAGTTCACCAACGTGCGTTTGTACTTCTTAATAATCGAAGCCACCGCCATCGACATGCCAGTACCGGCTGCATCACGGCCAACTGCTGACACCATACCGTTAGAGTCTAATGTTCCGGTCGCTTGCAAAAGCATTTGCTGGAATTTCTCGGCTGTCGTAATGCTTGAACCATCAGTCTGGCCAAACTTGAACGGATAGAGAATCTCATTGGGGTTGCCGTTGGTGTAGATCGCCTTGCCTGGCTGCACTGTCAGCTTCGCACCCCGTGGCAGACGGGTAGCGTCCACCGCCATCATTGGCGAAGCAGTTAGCGCCAGCGAATCCAAGTGAGTGCGCACTTGCGCGTCAATGGATTTCTGCATGTTGTAGGCTTTTTCGATCGTTCCACGGCCAGGCAATCTGTTTGGCACCGTATCAGCCTGATACGTCAGTACAGGACGATCCTTCATCATGTACGGGCTTTCTTCAGCCTTCAAAAGCAAGCCATCGTTCGCAATGACGATGATCGCCTCGACCATGTCTTGATAATCTTCAGCGGCCGAATCGTCAGGGAACAGCTCGACAATGTCTTCATCTTCAATCTTTTTCAGATACTCTCTTGGCACCAGACCGTAGTACGTCAGCAGCAGCACCTTCTCATCTTGGTATTGGCTGACTTCCTGCGTCGGCTCCAAATCGGTATCTTCATAGGTCGGGGTGATATTGACCTTGCGGTAGATACCCTTCTCAATCCCGCGCACCACTTTGTGAATCGATACGTACTTCTCAATGGCCACGCCCATGCAATCCTCAACGGATGTACCGTTTGGATCCCATAGGAAATTCTTAGGGTTGATTGGCATCGGTTTGACCGACACTCTCGGCTTTTCTACCGTGCCGATAGCCGCTTGAGCTTGGCCTGGCATTGGCATCGTCGCTGGCACGATGTCTTTTTCCATCGATGTGACAATCTCAGCAATGCCGGTGCCGTAAATCTCAGCCAACAACACCACTTGATCGATGTGCTTTCTTAACTTGTCGCGCTTGAAGTCTTCCATCATCTGAAGTTTCAAGGCTTCAACGTCTAACGGATTGCCGTCCACATCGTTGATGTCGTCTTTGATGTCAAAGAACTCGCCCGAGCCGAAGATCGCTTCCATAATTTCTGCATGGCGCGTTTCGACGGCTTGTTGGGTAGCGGGGGTGACTATGCGTGAGCGCTCAGATTCTCTTGTCTTGTCTTCTGACGCCCATTGGCCACGGAAGATGCGCTCGTATTCTTCCCATTGCGGAAGGAAGTTAATATCGCGGTAGGTTCTCCACCTATCGCAATGGTCAACCACGAAACTGACTAACTCTTTGTCATTTTCTGTGGGTTGATCGAATTCGTTTTGATCCATTTATACACCCGAAATAATGTCCACCGGTTCCCAATCATCGGATTCATCCTCTTGTAGATAGGATGTTACGGCCAATTGGTCTATATAGGACAAGGCATCAGGCAAATCATCGTGTACCCCTTGTGCAGGGAACATGAGAAGCTGGTCTAGGAATATATCCCAATCCTCGTCTGAATTAAGCACGATCCTGCCATGCTCAAACCGCCCTTGGAGGCTCCAGATAATCCGGTCGGCCTTTTTCCGGTTGCCATGCGTTAGGTCAACTATGTGCGAATATACATTATTCTTGCGCATTAAGTCACTCAAATACGGCAAAACTGCGTTTTTTAACGCCCCCCGCTCAATTCCGATCGACAACGGACGGTAATCCCGCATCGCCATCAGTATCTTGGCCGCCGTCTCACGAATATCCCACCGGCCATGTTCTATCTTCTTGATCCACCATTTGCCCTCGTCAGTTACTTTAACTACCGCAATGGCTGATTCATCTAGGCGCTTCTTGGAGTTCGCCGCTTGCTTGGCCACTTCTTCAAATCCGGCCAAGTCCACCGCCACAAAATAACTCCCTTGCGTCGGTTCTTCCCCGTACTTGATCCACTCTTCTTTGAATATGTCCGAGCCAGCATTGCTGAAGCTAGCCATGTATTCCTGTTTAAAGGCAAACGTCGATAACGTCTTCTTAGCCGACTCAATCTCGTCAGGGTCAATCAGCGGGTTGTCTTTGGTGGTGAAGTGCCAGCTCTTCCAATCCTTGTCAGCGCCGTCTTCACCTAACTGAAACAGATCGTAGAACCAATTCCGTCCCTTGGGTGTGCCAATGAACATCCCCCGACCCTTTTTGTCTGACAGCGACGCACGTATGACCTGCTCCCACGCCTCGGGCTTGATGTCGGCTACTTCGTCCAGCACGGCGTAGGTCAAGGACACACCGCGCAGGGTGTCCGGCCTATCGGCGCCTCTGACATAAATAACCGCGCCGTTGATTAGTGTGATGTCCTGATTGTTGATGTGACTGCCGGCGATCACATCCCGCCCTAGTTCCATTAGTACGTTCCAGATAATCTGGCGCGCCTGACCGTTCGTTGGCGCCACATACAGCACGGCTGATCCTGCCGGACATTTCAGTCCTTCCAACAGCAGGGTCGTGGCCGCTAACCTAGACTTTCCACAGCGCCGTCCTGCGGCGATCACTTTGAACCTAGTTGGGTCAACAAACACTTGCTCTTGCCACGGCAGGAATTGGAAATGTACGTCAGACATTAGAAATCCGGTGCGCCAAATGGGTCTTTATACATCAACGCTGGCTCAGGTATTGATGTTGGCGGCGGAGAAATACCTACGTATTGCTTTACTTTGTTCAGTATATTTAATTGTTCTGGGCTATACATACTTGCTGAGTCGGGGCCAAATTGGTCAAAAGTATACCCACGAAATAGTTCTGGGTATCCTGTTCTTTCTAGCCATTGACTATATGGGCGTTTCTCCCCAAAACTCTGATGCTCTTTATACCGTTCCTTCATTACCGCGTCTGGCGTTGCGGATTTAAAATCTGCGTAAAGTTTATTTAGTATAGGGTCTTTGTTTACGCCGGCGTGAGAAACGTAATCGCCCAATATATCTATTGGCCTAGTAGTTGGTTTAAAAACTTGAATTCCGTACCTACCCATAGGAAGTTCTTTAGGGCGTCTAGCATGGGGAGGGCCAGTTTCTTCTGGATCGTAAGTCTCTAGATATACATCTGCGTTTGGGTTTGGAGTGTATAAAAAATCAACAGGTTTCCCTACTAAGTACGGGTACTGTTTTAGTATGTCTTTATAGTCCATTGTTGGCCTCTACGTCTATTACGTTGTCGTCGGGTGTTGGTTCGATTACTTGCGGTGCGCCTAGCGTAGATATGGTGATGTTGATTGCGCTGCGTTGGGCGGCGGTCTTCTCAAACAGACTAGCCGGTAGCGCGCGATCCATGCACATCTTTAGCGCAGCCATTTGTCCTGGATGCCCGTCTTCCAAGGCAATGTCCAACACCTTTTGAACGACATGCTCGCCTTGGCCTTCAATCAGCATGCGCTTTAGCTCTTTGATGCGCTGCGTATCAGTCTTTGCAAGCGTCGCGGGTAGGACGTAAGGCGGGTCTTTAATTGGTGCTGGCATCGCTTTTTTCCTTTTAATTGGAAGCAATCGGATTGTATAGCTCTTTTTGCTAATTTGGCTCGGTTTGCCATTTTTTCCTAAAAACCACTTTTTTTGCTTTTTTTGCTTTTTTTGTGGGGGAGGGGCACCCGCAAATATTATAAGTCAGCTATACCCCCCTCCCCCCTATGTTAGTAAGCACTAACTTACGTTAGTAAGCGCTCACTTACATAGCGTCGGACTATCGGCCGCATTTTACATAATGCTGGTTATCTGCATTATGGCCGCGAGTGAGGGAGGGCGATAGGGAGGGGCTATCAAGTCAGAAAAGTTAATAGGGTCTGACCCTAATTAAATTGGCAAAAAAGCGTTATGTAAAATGTGTCTGAGTGCGGGCGCTTTAAGTCACAATCTGCAACACTTTATTTTATAGTTAAAAGCTATCAATATTTTTGCGGTAATTACTAAAAGCTATAACGACTTCATCTGTATTAGTTGCGCCCAATTCGTACACTTCCTGGTAAAGCGCCAACAAATTTCGAAAGCCGGCCGATATATCGCCGGCGCCGGCGGCCGCTAATATTTGCGCATCTTGCGGCGTCAAATACCGGCAAAACTTCCTGGTACGAATTGACGCTGGTCTACCTGCTTTATTTGTTGTCATTTTGAGATGTGGGCAATGTGGGCAATCGGACAGTCAATTTTAAATCGCTCGACCCCTTTCATACAGTGTTTTTTTGCGCTGCTGTACACTTATACAGTGTACGGATATACAGTACTGTATAAAGTAATTCACAACTTTGATTTTTGATGACCCACATTGCCCACAAATGCCGATTCGCTAGTACTGGCGCGGCTTTTGGTGTGGGCAATGTGGGCAAAAAACATGACCCACACGATGACCCACATTGCCCACAATTGCCATAATTACCATACTAATTTACTCGGATATATAAAATATTATTTGACAGAATAAAAGAATGTTTTATAATGGCCATACCGCGACAAAATAGCGGTAATAAAATAAACTTTTATATAGGGTAAAAAAATGCAAAAACTTACTGATACAACGATGGTTATTATTTTTTCCTTATGTTTTCTTAAAGTTTTAACTATATTTTTTTAAGGGGAAAAACCATGCAAAAACTTGATCTGATTATCGCCGCGTTATCGGGCGCCGCGCTCGCTCTGTTGTTTGTTGGCGCCGCTGAAAACATTTTCAATTTGACGGAAGTGTTATTTGCCGGCGCCGTATGTTGCGCCGCTTTTGTCTATTCAATAACAAGAGGTTAATTATGAAAATTTCAGTTACTTCAAAACTTGACGGCGTGCGCTCTTGGTCTCTTGAGGCGCTTGAAACCTGTCCTGGATCAATTGCGGCGCCTGGCGTATTAGTTGACGCGTGCGCCGGTTGCTATGCGACGACGGGCAACTATAGATTCGCCAATGTTAAGGCGCCGCGCGCGCACAATAAAAAAGATTGGCAGCGCCTGGCCTGGTCTGACGATATGGTCGCCGAACTAGAAAAAGACACTTATTTTAGGTGGTTTGATAGCGGCGACATGTATACCTTGGCCCTGGCCGAAAAAATACTTGAGGTAATGAAGCGCACGCCGTGGGTGAAACATTGGTTACCTACGCGCATGTATAAGTTCCCGAAATTTCGTCAAGTGTTGACGGATATGCAAGCGCTTAAAAACGTGAGCGTGCGCTTTTCATCCGATTCTATAACGGGCGAATATACAAAGGGCCTACACGGTAGCGTGATAGTCCCTACGCCGGCGGATGCAAAACGTGGTACGAAATTATGCGGCGCCTATGACAATAACGGCCAATGCGGCCCTTGCCGGGCGTGCTATGACAAGCGCGTAAAAGTGATTGCATACCCGGCGCACGGCCGCAAAATGAATAAAGTGATTATGTTAAGAAAGGCGGCCGCGTGATGAAAACCATAACAGCGAAATTTCCTGGCTATTGCAAGAAAACCGGCGCACGCATTTTGGCCGGCGATTTAATCCAATGGTCGAAAGCCGGCGCCGTTTTGCTTAAACGTGCGGCGGCCGGCGTCAATGCCATAACTCTAATCGGCGACCAGGGCGCTAAAACTTTTTACCGTAACGCACGCGGCCGGTGCATTGACGCACCTTGCTGCGGGTGTTGCACAATTTAAACAAGGGGGAAATTATGACTTACAGACAATTAATCGAAGCGGCCCTTGTGGCCGTAATCGACGCCGTTGAAAACGGCGATTCTGAAGCGGGCCTGGCAAGCGCTGAAAAAGCGATTGCATTACTCAAAACCTATTTATATGAGGTAGACACATGCACACAATAACGCTAGTCGTCGATAAAACGACCTACTACATTAACTCTACTACTGATCCGCTCGAATTGACTAAGCGCGCGCGTAAACCTTATAAACCGGCAAAACCTAAGAACATACGTAAGTTTCCGACCTGGTTGCCGAATATGTCAACGGCGGCCTATATCGGACAATTCGACAGCTTGAACATGCTGCGCAAAGTAGATTATATCGGCGCAAGTGAAACAAGCGCGGCGCAATATGATCCATCTATACCCTTGTTTGAAATTTTGCCTGATGAGGTGAGTTAATGAAAACATTAAAACTATACGTTGGTTCTAATAAGACAAAAGCATATGAAATTTTAGAGCGCGGATGCACTAACGAAGGCGCAACAGTTACCCGCAGGAATAAGGGCTGGAGCGATTTCGACGTAATCAGGAACCTGCAGAATCTTGGCTGGATTGAACCAAAACCGGCCGGAATTCGCGGCGGTATTCGGTATTTCACTACGCAAGCGGGCGCAGAAGAAATGAAAAAACCGTGGCACCAACATGAGGGCTAAAAAATGGCATGGATACAAGTTAAATTAAACGAGGTTACCAGGTACACAAGGGCCGGCAAAAACGGAAAATTTATATGCTGTCCAGCATGCGAATTCACGTTTAAGGTTTTCCATTTTGCCTGGTATTCAGTTAGGTGCCAAAAATGTAAAACGGTAACTCAAAAATACAATTTTAAAATTGCGGAGGTGTAATTATGGGAAAACTTAAAAACTCACTAATTGACGTGCGCTCGCCATATTGGCCGCATCATCTAGAGGTGTACGAATACGAGTACGACACCGGCGCCCTGTTATGCTTTCTCGAATACAGTGCGCCCGATAAGGGCGTTGGATACAACGGGAGCGCTTGGCTAGTGCATGCGTACGCCGGCGGCGTTGACGTCATCACGCTATTAAAAGACAACGTAATCAAAGAAATCGAGGCGCTAGCATGCTCGCAATTATCGCTAAATTAATCTCAGTCCTAGTCATACTAGGGCGCCGCTTATAGAATACTGAATACCCTTTTTGGCCCGCGCAAGCGGGCCTTTTTTTGTCTGACTATTTAACGCTAACTAATTTCGGTTGCGGCGTCTCTTCTGCCAGGCGCCTCAATTCAGGCTTAGGCTTACCGGCCAATTCAGGCGCCGCGTAGATTTGTTTTTTAGTTGCAAATTCGCGTGAGTGTATACGGCCGCAATCAGTCCAGCCCGCTTCGCGTAGTGCATGCAATAGTGCGGCCGGTGGGATTTTCACGCCAGAAGGCGCGCCGCCGGCCAAACGATCGCAGAGCGGAAAGAAGGGCGACGCTATCACGCCGGCCGCAAATTCGCCAAGGCGATTAGATATCAGATCAATCAGGTACGATTCTGCCATTGATCTACCTTGGTCGATCATAATCGCTTTCGCTTCTGTCATTGGCGGCGTGGCGGCCGGATTAAACGCACTGACATTCAGTTTGGCCAAGTAGTCAGCGACGGCCGCAAAACCATCGCGGGCGTACCATTGCCACAATACCAGCGCGTCGGTTTCAGGCAAGCGGCCAGCATCAGACCATACGCAAAACCACCGGCGATCGTCCGACGGTATGCTGATAGCTGCGCGTTCGTTTGAGAATGCGACTACAAAGACTCGGTTTAGTGCCTGGTAGGGGTGTAGGCCCTTGCGATTAATCGACAGGTATTCAGGAGGTGCCGCAATAATAGGTTTCAGAGCGTTCTCTAATGCGCGCCGGTCTTTCGCTTCGCTTTGGCGCAGTTCGGCTATTTCCATTACTTCGCACTCGAGCGCATAACCCCATTGTGAATTTAAGTCTTCATTACGAACTAGGCTGCAGTTCAGTTTTGATTCACCGCCAATCGCCCAAAAAAACGGCGCCAGCATGGTGTCTTTACCGCTGCCAGGGTGGCCGCCGATTAGAATCGCGTGGTTGATTTTCCGGTTCGGGTTTTGCACTTTGTACGCTAACGCATTAAGAAAATGCTCACGTTCAAAATCAATAGGGATCATTCGTTCAACGTGCGCTAACCATAGGTTTACGTCTCCCGCGCGGCCCTCTGGCCTTGCGTTTACCCATCGGTTGCCGTGGGTGCCGGTAACAATCACCGGCTCGCCGGCGGCGTAAGTTATGCCCTGAAGAGCAAGCGCGCCCTTGGCGGCTCGGTTTTCATCATAGCTAGTTGACGCTTCGATCTTGCCGTTGTTGTGGATCGAGTTGCAGCCGATGTGCCGGTATAGGGCGTTGAAGGTACTGCGCCCCAGTTCGCGACGGGTTATCAGGTCGAAATAGGCGTCGTCTTCCTGCACATACGCATAGCGCTCATACCAAGCGGCCTTTTCATCTCTGATGCTCTGTTTACGATCTGATTCAGCGATCAGCATCTCGGCCGCATCAGGGAAGTCGTCGGTAGGCTCCAGTTTAGCTAGTGCGGCGTCCATTGCTTTAACTAGCAGCTCTTCGCGCAATCCAGGTGTGTGAGCTGGGCCTCCGTTTGCTGCCACCCATTCCAAAAACGCGGCCGATCCAAACCCTTGGCAATGCCCGTGATAGCAGCAGAATGCGCGGTTAGCCGGCATGTAGCGCGCCTCAGAATTACCGTCGGAATGCTCGCCAGAGTTCGGGCAATGCACGCTCATCCAACCCTCAGAATTGACTTTCGAGTAGACCATACCCTGCGCGGATAACCACGCCATTACGTCGTCGTTTCCGTCGTCGGTTAAGCGGATAGCTTCAGGGCCGTCACTTACCGATTCGCCTGGCACCACGTCGCACGCGGCGCATATATCTTCCAAGGTATATTCGCGCTCGGGGTGGAATTCAGTTAAGCGCGCAACAAAATTACCACGCTTAAAGTTCACAGCGCCAGGTAGTCGGAAGTTGCGCACGGGGTTATTTGCGCCTGGGTCGGTGTATCCGGCCGCAGCCAAGGCATTAACGGCTGCGCAGAACTCGCCCTTTGGCGGCTGCTCAGAGAAGGCGTAACCCCACTGATAATTGCCCTCGGACGTCTCGATAATCCACGTAGGCGCCAGCGGCGGGGTTTTGGATTTGGTGCCGATGTCGTCCAACATCATCGCCAGCACATACTCGACGTGATGCTTAGACGCCGACGGTTTATTCTTGTCTAAGCGGTCAATGATATAAGAGCCAGTGTTACCAAACCACGCTTGACCCTCTTTAACTAATGTCTTGTTCGGTAAAAATGACGGCCAAGTGGCCTTGATTGCGCCGTCAGCGTGAAGCTGAATTTGCCCGTCTTGTAGAATTGGTTTTTGTCTGACGAATAACGCTGTCTCTCCATCCGGCGCCAAACTTATGAGATAATCTAGGAATTGCATCAAACCTCCGCTGTGTTGAGACCGCCCTGCCAGGCGGTCTTTTTTTATTTGCCGTATCTGGCCATAATTTCTGTTTCCGCGTTCAATGGTAATCCTGCCGCCCATTCAGGCGGGGTACACATAACATCACGGAGTTTTGCTGCTGACAGTTCAGGTGTAGCGGATTCGAGAACGATTTCATCATGCACATGCAGCACCACATCGTCCAGTTGGCGTAAAGAGTGCCGTAGCAAATCGTTTGCAATCGCTTGCGTTATATTCTCACAGGCCAGACCCTTCCACAAGCGCGCACGCGGCCATTCTTTAGCGTCGGCCGCCGGTTTCCACGCAGCTTTCACATAACTAACGCCATCGGCCTCAAGTTTCGCGAACGGGTAGCATAGGATGCGACCGGACGGTAGCGCATACCACAGATGGCGCTTATCAAACAGGTACGTCACCCGACCGGCGGTGAATTCTCGGCCTGGGTTTCGCATAGCGCGCATGTAGGCCGACTCCAGTTGCGCCCAATAGCCCACTGCCCATTGGTTAGACCGGCGCCACGCGTCAACGATACGCCGTGCATCGGTTTCAGGCACATGCAGACCGTAAGCGCGACCCATCGATGCAAAGGCGCCGATGCCGCCGGCAAAGCCTAGCGACAGAATAGCTACCTTGCCGATCTGGCGCTGGTCTTTGGTTATCTGGTCTTCCGGTACACGGTAGATACCAGCCGCTTCGCGAATGTAAATGTCGCGCCCTTCGCGAAATACATTAAGCACGTCTTCGGCTTGCGGGTCGGCTGACGCCCAAGCGGTGACACGGGCTTCGACGGCCGACCAATCAGAGACAACAAACGATTTACCGGCATCAGGTATTAATGCGGGCCGGAGCATTCCCTTGAGAACATCAGTAATCCGTTTTCCAAATCTTGGGACGATTGACTGTCCACGTACCATAGCGTGGCGCACTCCGTCGGGGTCATTGGCGCATTTTCGGGTGAAGTTGTGAACCTGGGCGCCATACGACGAAGCTCGTCCCGTAGCGCTTCCTCCAGCGAATACGAAGGCCCCACGGACACGGTGATCTTCTTCGTCAGCAAGGCCAGAAAGGCGGCTGAACTTCGCAACTGACGACGCCCAAAGATCGTCTGCGCATTGGATGACTTCAGCGATAGCGGCCGGAATTTCTTTTTCATCTTTGTCCTCTTTAGCCAAGGCGAGCAAATTAGCGCGAACTGATTTATCAATACTGTACTTCAGTTCGTCGTCCTTATAGGTCTCCATCAGTTTCAACGCTTGCGGCCCGACTCTGGCCATCACCCACTGTTTCATTTTCGGGCTGCGCACTGAGGTGATCTCTTTGTTGGTAATCTCTTCAACGATACCTTCAATCTCTTCGAGTTCGACTGAAGCGTATTTGATAGCGGCATGTGCTAACGGTAAATCGAGCTTAACGCCGCGATCGTTAATTTTTTCATTGACGTGATAGTCGGCCAGCTCTTCATCGGACAGCGGGCGCATGGCTTGTGAGACGGCACGCATAGCGCGCACGTCTTGTTCGCAGTACGCGATCATCTCTTTCATTAGCTCGGGCGAATCGTTAAACGATCCATCAGGGCGAGGGATGGAAAGTGCGCGGATAAGCTGATTTCCTCTGTGGTCTTTTCGCATGTTGCTGCTAAGTGCGCGTCCGACGTCTTCGAGGCTGCCAGGTAAGCAGTTAGCACGCGCTTGCGTAGCGGTGCAGTAGAACTGTTCGAGGTCAAAGTTAATTTGCAGTACGTACCAGAAAATAAGGCGCTCAAAAGCGGCATTGTGCGCGTATATGCGCCCTGTGTGTTTCCGCACGTCATCAGGGAATTGTTGGTCTGGAGTCCAGGTGAGAACTTCACCATCATCAAAGGCGTATGACATACAAAGTACATCTGTACTGGCGTCTTGTGCATAGTTATAAACTCCACGCGAAGAAAGATCGCAACGCGACCGTGTCTCGAAATCAAGCCAAAGTATTTTCATGATTAAGTAGTAGGTGGGGTACTCATGGCGCCTGGGCAAAACAAAGTATCTCCGCTCCACTATGCCTAGTTCCATTTTCCCCCGTAGAGGGTGAGGTACTCGCTGCGTCTGTGAGTTGAGCGCCGTGCATCCGCACTCGGTTCAAAGTTCACAGCATCCGCTTTCCCTCGTATTACTTACGCCGAACGACGACGACGTGCTGGCGCTGCTTCTTCTTCCGAATCAGCCTCACCGGCGGCGCCTTCCATTGACACCCATTCAACAACGTCAAACTCTGGCGTGTAGATTTTGCCGTATGACTTGTGGTTGTAGAACGACTTTTTGAGTTGAACTACAGGTACTGGTTTCGTTTGGTCAGCATCGACTTGGGTAGTGATACGCGCGCCCAATGCAGCAACACCACGTAGACCACCTTGGCTTGTCGTTGTATAACGCGCTTCCAAACCTTTGTCTTTACCTGACACACAACGCAGGGCAAAGCCGAGTTGCTTTTCCCAACCCTTTTTGCAACCAGTTGGTGCTGGCTCCAATTCAGGTAATGGTTGTGTTACAGGCACTAGCTTTTCACCCAACACTTCACGCTCGCCCCACGCGATAAAACCGTGAACAAATGAGAATGGATTAATAGCCCAAGTTGACCCAACTTCTACTTCAGTTTGATCTGCGCCGAATACCCAGTTACCACCTTTGTCCATTTTTAGAATGGCAAAAGACGTAGGCCCAACATCAGTTTCAAGTGTGCGTAGTGCTGTGGTCAACGACGCGACGTTTGGAAGATTTGCTACAGCGAATGTACTCATTTTAATTTCCTTTACTTTACTAGATTTTAGAAAGGGCCGCAGATAACTGCTTCCCGATTTGCAACACCGCTGGCCTCGAATCAGAATCCGCTGCCAACGTACTACCCGACGAAATCGATACGACTAATTCCGGCGGTAATTCTTTTTTGTACTTTTTCAGTACCTTTTCCATTTGCGCTGGCGAGCGCAGTTTGCTTTCATACGCTTCTTTTGTCAGACCATTAGCATCAACCCACGCATCGACAGCATCTTCGCTTGTCCATTGGCGAGTACCGCGTTTGGCCACCAGTTTAAACCCTGGCACGGTCTGACCATTCTCTAACATTTGTGTGGCCAATGCACGTAAATCTTTAATGTAACTTTCAATCGTATCGGCTTGCTCTAACTGCATAGCAATTTGGTCAATCGGTAATGCTTGCAATTTAGTTTGCAACACGCGCTCAACTTGACCGGTCATCTTAGGGCAAATCGGTTTAGCTGCGCACCACCGGCAATGATCACCCATCGCCATCGATGCCGCTTCGCTGTGGCTCTCATGCACTGCACGACGCAACTCTTGCTCGAACAATGCAACGCGCTGCGGCGTAGTTACCCAGCGTCGGATTTCTGGCGGCTGGACGATGATACATTCAATTTCAGTGGCGCCCTCAAAAACCCATTTTGCTTCGTCGGTTCGCATTGCGGCTGCTGCATAGAATAACAACTGTTCGTTTTCTTCAGCGCTAACTAATACGCCGTCGCCAAACTTCCAATCTAAAACAATAGCGCGATTACCGATGCGACCAAGTATGTCAGTGCTGCCGAACACGCCAGGTAAAAAATCACCGAATCCCACTCGCGTTTCAACCATGTAGTTATCGGCGTTGACGTCAAATCCGACTTCTTTAAACGCCGCGAGCGCAGGGTCAATCTTTTCATCAATTAACTCCTCAGTTAATATTTGATCGTTGTATCTAGTACCAAGACATTCTTCAGGGTGTAAATCATATTCAAGCACTTCAGCAATCACGTTATGCAGTAACGTGCCGCGATCGGCGTGTTCGTTCGGAATGTCTTTTGATGGTATCTGTTGGACTAGCTTAACCGATGCTGGGCAAGCTATAACGCGCTTGGCGGTTGATCCACCGACGATGTTGGAATGTTGCACTTTACTCTCCTTTACTGTTTGAACCCACAGAATAAAACATTAAAGAATCTCTTGTCAACACTTTTTTTGTGCGGTATATTCCGCACATGAAAGAAGCCGAGATCGAAAATTACTTTGTTTGGACAGTCGAATACATGGGCGGTAAAGCCTATAAATTTAAGTCACTAAACAATCGCGGCGTATCAGATCGCGTTGTTGCATTGCCAAATGGATCAACATGGTTTGTTGAATTGAAACGACCCAAAGGCGGCAAACTATCGCCGCTTCAAGTGATATTTCGCGATGAAGTAGTAGATTTGCATCAGCACTATGCGTTACTAAACACGAAAGAAAAAATAGATGAGTGGGCTAAAACTCAGACCGTACCAAGACGAAGCTGCTGATTTTCTCTATGGGAATGACAGAGCAATGATATTGGCGCCCGTTGGTGCTGGCAAGACTGCAATCACGTTGACAGCAATGTTAGCAATGATTAAAGACAAACACGCGAAACGGTTTTTAGTTGTCGCACCCAAACGCGTTTGTACTGACGTGTGGCCTATCGAATTGCCGAAGTGGGCGCCAACTTTAAAAATGAATTTAGCTGTTGGATCACCGTTAGACCGACTGCGCGCAATTGATAAAACGTCGGATATTGTTGTAATCAATTACGACAACTTGCAATGGTTGGCTGATTACGGTGTGGCCGGATTTGATGCAGTGGTGTTTGATGAACTGACACGATTGAAAAATCCATCCGGCGCCAGATTTAAAGCGCTGCATAAAGTGATCGACCAATTTGCTATTCGTTGGGGCTTGACCGGATCGTTTACTAGCAATGGCCTTGAAGATGTATTTGGCCAATGCAAGATCATCAATGAGAAATTGCTCGGCCGCAGTAAGGGCGCGTTTATGCAGCAGCACTTTATTTTGGTTAATCGCGATTACGGTGAGTGGATGCCGAAACGCGGTGGATTGCACGCGGTGATGCAAAAGATTAAACCAGCAACGTATTTGCTTGAGCCTGGCGAATATAGCGACACGCTGCCACCGTTAAATGTTGTTGAAGTTCGTAGTGTGATGAACATGACGCACTACGAAAAAATGAAACGTGATTTTGTTGTTGAGTTTAATGGCGATGAACGGGCGATTGCTGCAAACGCTGCGGTTGTCACTGGCAAACTGCAACAGATGTCGTCTGGTTTTGTTTACCAGACGGAGAAACAGGCGCTAATTCAACCAGGCAAGTTTGCAATAACAAAAACTGCCATTTGGTTTAGCCCGCATAAGTTTGACCGACTAGATGAACTACTAGAGGAGAATCAACATGCGAATACGATCGTTGCGTATATGTATCAGGAAGAACTTGCAGAAATTAAGAGGCGCTATCCCAAGGTGGTTACGTTGGATGACGCGAGCGCGATTGAACGGTGGAACCGAGGCGAAGTGGAATTACTCGCCGTCCATCCAAAGAGTGCAGGACACGGCCTTAATCTTCAATACGGCGGCGCCCACATTGTATTTCTGTCGTTGCCGTGGAGCTTGGAGTTGTATGAGCAAACGATTGGCCGATTGCACCGATCAGGACAAACCAAAACAGTATGGTGCTACATCATGATGACGAATAAAACTGTGGACGAAAAAATACTTGGCGCATTAAAAGACAAACGCGCTATATCAGACGTTGCATTGGAGGAATTGAAATGAACTTTAGAGTACTACACATGCTAGAGCAAGCAGGATTTAAATTTACGCCTGACGTTATGCATAAGCTGCCATTGTTTGAGAAGTTAGTCGGATTGGAGCGCGAGGAATGCGCGAAAGCCGCCGAAGCGGTTGTGCCACGACACACAGAATGCGGTAACAAGATTGCGGGAGCTATACGGGCGAGGGGAAAAAATGACTGAATTTATGGATAGGCAAATTAGATTGCAGCGAGCTGGTAAAAAAGAATACTCAGAAGAAGAAGTCCGTTTGATTATTAATGGTGCTATAGCAGAAGAGCGCGAGGCGTGTGCTCAGATTGCTTTTAACGCAAAGACATACATTGAAGCAGCAAACGCTATACGCGCAAGGAGTAATTATGAAAAGCTGGATTGATGAACTAAAGCCAGGCGACAGGGTTACGTTTGACGGCGACCCTGCGAGAGTTTTTAACGTGATAAGGCAACGTCCAACTGCGCCAGATTATTTTTATTTAGATTTTGATGACGGCTCATACATTAGCGTTAATGATAACGAATTGATTGCGGACGGCAAAAAACTATGACCACTAAATTCTGCACCAGTTGCCAAAGCACACGCGACTTAGCTGGCGGCGTTTATCGCAAAACCAGAACAAGTGGGCGATGGATTTGCGCGCCGTGTTTAGCGCATAAGACGGAAAGCATTTATTTAAATCGCTCAGGCAAAATAGCTGACGTGAAAATGATTATGGAAAAACTATATCGGAGGGCGGCATGACTTGCCCTAACTGCAATGGAACACTGTGGGTATGCGAGAACCACCCAAACAAAGAAGCGCATGAGTGTATTTTCTGTGAAGGTGCTGGTATGCCATGCAAGTGCAATCCTGATGCGCTTATGCCGCCAGGGACAACAGTAATTTGGGAGATAAAAGACGATGACTGACCGAGAACTGATGCAGCAAGCGTTAAGTGCGCTAGTAACAGCAGAACTTGATGGAAATTGTGAATACGGCGTGACCGATTCCCTACGCGCCAGACTAGCGCAGCCTGAGAACAAATTTAATCCAGATTGGGACGCAATGTCTGTGATGGTTGAGGAACAACAGCGGATGGCAAAGCGGATTGAGGAATTGGAAGCGCAACTAGCGCAGCCAGAGCAGAAGCTTGTAGTTAAATTGAAAGAACTGCTTGAGGTTCAAGGGCGTGATGGTACATGGAACTACGACCCATACTTTCACGGTATGTATAACGGCATGGAAGTTATGCTTGCTGTATTGGAAAATAGAGAGCCAGTATTTCGTGGAGCGCCAAAGAAATGGCTATCAAAGAAAGAATGGCAAGGGCTGACGGATGAGGAAGTAAAAATACTTGCAACGCAAGGCAGAACTGATTTTTCAAGGCCGGTGTACAACGAATTTTACAGCGCCATCGAAGCCAAGCTAAAGGAGAAGAACACATGACAATGCACACTTACCCGCTAAACGATTTGCGCGAACATGAAACTGATAAAGGTGCATTTTGCTGGTGCAGACCGGAGTACGACGAGGAGTATGACTTGTACGTACATAGAAGCATGGATGGGCGCGAAGAATACGAAGAAGGAAGGAAGCCGACATGAATGAACGAACTAAACAACTGTGGAAAGAATCTCAACAATGGAATGGATCGGATGATGGCCGTGGTGGGTTAAAAATACTTGAGAGTGTAGAAAAGTTCGCCAAGTTAATTGGTCGTGAATGTTTGACTCTAGCAGATAGTATTCGTGATGGACTTGATGAAGATGGTGAGAAGCAACAGGCACTAGGAGCAGCGTGGGTAGGACTAGCAATAGAGCGACATTTTATGATTGACAGCAACGAAAGAAAATACATGACAACCGAGCCGGAGCCTGAGAAAAGCCAAGACAAACCATGCGTTGAAGATGACGGATGTCCGACAGAGAAAGCGGTGCTGCAAAGATTTTGGCGAGAACATCAAGCGCAGCCAGAGCAGAAGCCGGTGGCGTGGATTAGTCACAACGCTGGCTTATATCACGGCAAACCAGATGAATCACTTAATCCTTTACCGCTCTACACCGCACCACCACAGCGTGAATGGGTTGGTCTGACGGATGCTGAGGCAATGGAGATCGAGGACAAATCACCGGATATTCGGTGGGCAATTATTCAAGCAGAAGCAAAGCTAAAGGGGAAGAACAATGCCTGAACACAAACACGCGGCGCTTATCAAAGCATGGGCTGAAGGCGCAAAGATTCAAAAGTTTTCTAAGCGCAGCCAAGCATGGGAAGAATCAGAGCATCCAACATGGAATGAAGACACCGAATACCGTTTGCGCATTAAACCTGATTATAAAATTGAGTTAAATGCCAATGTTTTGAACGGTGAATTATTTATGGACGTTGGCGCTAAGTTTCCGAATCTATCGCTGGTATTTGATGCGGGATCAAACGAACTAAAAGCAGTTGAATTGATTAAATGGAAAGGCAAGAAATGAAGAAAACACATTGGGCTGAATTAAATGCCCGCTTATCGACGCTCACAGAAAAACAAGTGTACGTATTGCTGCAAACTGAATTGGATACGTATCGTAGAGCGTCGTATTTAAATCGTTTGCATCAACGCTATTGCGCGCTACGCGATGCTAGAGAGCGCAAAGAAATACTAGCGAAAGCACTTGCATGAATTGTAAAGAGTGCGGAGCAAGAACTTATGTGGTCTATACCCAAAAACAACTTGGCGGCGTTAGACGGTTGCGCAAATGCAACAAATGTGAATTTAGATCGTATACCGGCGAGGTCTGGCTGGCCCTGCTCCCGCCACCGGAACCAAAACCTATCTATACTAAAGAAGAGGTTGCATTAGCAAAACGCAAAGAAGTATCTACTCGAAGGAAAAATGAAGATAGGAGGAAAACGGATGAGGAAACATAACAACATGAGCATGGGTGACCATTACATTTACACGCCATCGACAACTGATGTAACGATTCGCTGGCGCGCTAATTACAACTGGACACCGCCATCAGAAAACCCGCAATTTATAAAGAAGTGGGCTGATTTTAGGATGAGATGCGCTCAAGGTATTGAGCAAATCGTTGACCGTAACATGATCCGCAAGGGGAACTCATGAAAAAGCTATTACCACTTATTTTTCTAACCGGATGTTCAACATTTGATTTACCGAACACTGCATTGACAGTAGAAAAAGATATTCAAGCTATGAGCCGCAATGAAGTCATTATGGCTATTCAAGACTGCGAATCAAATCGTACCCGCGCTGTCATGATAATGGCCAAGCGTAAGATTTCAGGGCGCACATCCGACGTTGTAGTCGATGTTACCTGCGCGCCGCGACCGTCATACTATTAATGGCGAAGCGATTCGTACTGCTTGACGCACTGGTCTAAGGCTGCTTTGAGGCTGGCTGCGTCGGCACTGTACCCTGCAAGAAATTCTGCATCTCCTTTTGCCAGTTGCGCTCCGGTGGCTCCACTACAAGCGCTGGCGGTACCGGACACGGCACTGCCCTCGGCGGGGCGCTCTGGCCGGTTGCGCAAGCTCCCAAGAAGAATACGGTTAGTATCGGCCACTTTTTTAAGTTCACGATCTTTTTCCTCGCGTAAATTGTTTGCGCCCTGCTGTAGTGCTTGCTCTTTCTCTCTGGCCAAGCGCATGTTCTCGGCGTACTCGGCCATTTGTTTGGCCTTCTCTTTATCCCATTTTGCTTGGACTTTGGCTTGACCAGCGTCGTCGCCCTGCCAATGGCCAGCGCCGTAGGCAAACACAACGGCTAAGACGCTGCCAGCGATGAAGTACGGATTCATTTAGGCGGTACTTTCGTGCCGTCCAGTTTCTTATGCACTTTGACCGTCTTGCAGACTTGTTTGCCCTTTTCGTCGTGACAAACCTTTTTCATCTCACCACCGGCAAACGCAATAAGTGGAATAAACGCAATAAGTGCAATAAGTGATTTCATTATTCAATCTCCGGTTGGGGTGCAGGTGGTGGGGCAGGTTTGCCATTAAAGCCTAAAACAACAGGCGCAGCGGCTGCTACTGGCTCAATCGTTGGCTCTACGCGCTTGGACATAGGCGGTGGCGCGCTTGGCGGCGTCGGAGGTGGTGTATAGGGTTTATTGGCTGCTTCCAGCGCTTTATATCGTAAATCTTTATCGTCGCCAGCTAACATAATCCCCGACAGCGTACCGGTCAAAAAGGTAGCGACAGGAATGATAAGTTCAAAAAATTTGTTATCAACCGGAGAAATCCCATTCATCGGTTGAGTCACGAAAATTAAACTAAACAGCACAACAAATACAATACCGAATAAAGTCAAACCTAGAATGATACCGATGAAAAACTTTAACCGCGCGTTTAGTTCTTCGGTAGTGTATTTTTCTTCTGACCATAGTTGTTTAATCATTTGCAATCTCCTTTAGGTGGAGTTTGTTGCGCTTGAGGTTGAGTAGGATTGCTAAGTTTATTTTTTTCGTAGTGCTGCAAATCTTCTGGACAAGTCCCATTAGCACTACAAAAAGGTTTTTTACATTCTTGCGTATCCCAATTAACAGGATTTTGGCAAGGATACCTGTACCTTTCTTCACAAGCACTAAGCACCCAGCACATGCAGAGCATGCTCATAATGCTTTTTACGGTCGTCGAGTCCAATGGTGCCTCCATTAATTCGCTTAGTTAGATTAAGAATGTCACCTTTGTCTGCCCACTGATTCAGATTATTGGTTTCCCAGTACCAACAAGCAGACTGAGATGCCCCTTGGAACGTGGCCAAGTATTCTGGCACTTCGTCAATCTTTAGTGGGCGACCATCCACTTCAATAGAATCTGCAAAGGATTGATAGTTTGACCGACCAGTAAGCTGGATAAGCCCACGGCCACAATAGCGGTAGCCATCACCGCTAGACTCATCACCATTGCCCATACGGTTAGCATAAATACGGTTTGCGATAGCCTCTTGCTTATTAGGGCGCGCACAATACTGGTTAGCGATAGCGTCATCTGTAAAATATTTAGGAAAAAGTCGTCGAAGGGATTGGGGTTTGTAATTCAGGTTTTCTTTTAGCGTTGTAAAGCCGCCAGACTCATGACTGCATTGCGCTACAAAAGCAGCAATACGATGAGGGGTATCAATGTCATAGTCAGGAAGCAATTGATGCAGAGCATTATGCCAATGTTCGACATATTTATTTTTCGGAAGTAGTTGCTTCAGTTGGTTGAGTGTCAGCATTTTTTTCCTCTAATTCACGCATCAGCAATTTACGTATTCTGCGCATTCTATCGACTTCAATAATCGCGGCATTCGTCGCGTTGTTGGCGTCCATGATTGCTAGACCAACTAGCGGCAACGCAATGGCGAGTGTCAACACCATCGTGATTAAGCAAATCAATAATACCCAAGGGATATTGTCTTGCTCATCCTTATCAGTAGTAGGAGACTTATTAACCATAGGGTCACGAACAGAACCGCGCCAAACCATGTCGCATTTTCCTTGATCTTTCTAATAGCTCGCCGTCGTTTTGCTGCGGCCATTTGTATTGCTCGCAACTCTTCAGCATTAGCTATTCGTTGCTCCTCTTGAATCTGACCCCACATCTTTTCAAAGCGCGTATATAAATCGCCCAACTCAGCCGGTGCGTTGTATGTCATCTCGGTGCGAATATCGGCGTACATGCTATTTAATCGACTGCGTATCAACACGCGCCGTAATGCTCGCCGACCGATAGATTCTTCGCCCTTGTATACTTTTTTTGAGTCACGTTCTTCCTGCAAAAAGAGTTTTTCAATCGTATCAAACGCATCTAAGAACTTACCTAAATGTTCGCCTATGTCACCCAGCGCGTCATTCGGATCAGTCTTTGCTATCTTCTGAACCTTTTGAACTTCTTCATTGAACTGAATCTTTTGCTCATTCGTTGGATTCTGAATCTTACTGAACTGCGATTTCAGATCATCCAATACTTCTCTTACGTCACCGGCCGCATTCTTTATATCCTTATAAAGTTTGCAGCCGGCTTTTGCTGCCGCAATGGCCGTATTAGCCGCTGCGATCAGCGCGAAGGGCATTTAATACTCGCGGTCGGCGGTAACTTCTACTGGTGGCAAACTGCGTTCTTGTGTGTTGTATTGGTACACAGGTTGTGGCCCAACCGCGCCACCTACATACGGCGCGCCGCGAGTTAACATACCGCCCGCTTGTTTCATAGCCTCGGGACGCGAGCGCAACATCATATTCATAAGCTGTTGCCCTGGTTCGGAATACACCATACGTCCACCAATTATTGCGGGTATAGCTAATTCTGGCCGTGTTGCAAGCCCAAACAAACCAGCGCCACCCGCTGCATAACGGCCTGCTAATGTAGCGCCAGCTTCTTCTTCAAGCATCTGCATAGCGGCGTCGGATATTTGTTGCGATCTGGCTGTGCCTTTAGCAAATGCAGATTTACGTAGCGTTCTATCACCTTGACGAACCGCCGTTGAAAACTGCTTGGGTGTAAACACACCGCTTTCAGCACCAGAATTAGCAGCCGCTAATTTAATAACGCTCATGTCTGCGTATGCTGAGTCAACTCTACGTAATTGAGGAGTTAATTTTGGGTTTTGGTTGTATAGCGATTTCTTAAACTCGCCAAGCACACCAAACAGCGCGTCACCCACCTCGCGTTCAGCTTCTGTTGTACTAGACATAAGACCCGACGCTTTTTTACGTAAGTCAGATTCAATAGCTTTGTATTCTTCACCAGTTAATTTTCTACCAGAGAATTTACTAAGTGCTATATCATTTACGTAATCTATTGCTGCTTGACGTTGCTGCGGGGATAGTAAGTTAGCTTTATTTAATGCGCCAAGTATATTGCTGCTAGTATTAAAATCTAGCTCAAAATCCATTTTTTTTAATACGTTATCATACGCATCAGACACAGTATCAGACGCAAACTTAATGGCATCTCTGCCTATAACGTCGGCTGGCAATTTAGTTTTTATGCGGCCTAAGGCTTTATTAATTACACCTTTATTGAAATCAAATATAGTGCGTTGGCGCGCGTCTTGAATAGCTGTGCCAATAATAGGCATGTATTGCGCAAAAGTTTCTAACGACTTTGCGCCTTTTCCAAGCACTTGTCCCATAGTCGGGGTTATGCCTAAGTCAATCATTGTTTGCTCTGCTTTAGATACGAGCGGGTTTAGCATACGCCCTGCACCTGCAACAACTTTTTGACCGCCAGCGCCAAATGCTCCGCCTAAAGTAGCTTGCTCTAATTTTTGAGCCGCAAAATCTTCTTCTGTTGCTGGCTGCATTAACCCGCTAACAGCGCCGCCTATGGCGGCTTGTGCGGCGGGGTTCATTATCCCCCTTGCCGCAGCCAAACGTGTAGCAAATACGCCAGGCGCAAGGTTGGCTGGGCTAAGTACATTGCCCGCCATACGCGCCACATCAAAACCTGTTTCGCCTTGCGCAGCGCGTTGCGCCATATACGCTTGTTGTTCAGCGCGAACCATCGCATCTACTTTACGCGCTTCTTCGTCAAAGAATCGGCTGACAGGGTTAGGCGTGGCGCCACCTAAAGATGTAGCGTATGCCAACCCTCTAGGCGCTAACTGCGCGCCACCACTGATAGGGTCTTTTAACCCCATCAAAAACCCATTTGTAGGCGCCGTTACCGGCGCTGCCTCTTGACTGCTTACTCCAGATGCAACCGATAGCGCCGATTCAATATCGGCTTCCGACATACCATCAGGAAACTCTACAATATCTTCTCCAAACTGAATATATTGCGTCATTTAATTACCTCTAATTTACGAAGTTGAGGGTTCCACCGTTTAGTTGCTTTTGGCGCACCAGATGGCGCTGCCGCCGGTGCTGGCGCCGCGTTCGGCAAAGTCATAGCTGGCTCAGATGGGCGTCCGGTATTATCTACGCCGCGCGGCACTAAAGTTGACATTGGTTTTTTAGCTTCGCCACCTTCAGCTTGCTCGCGTAAACGATCCATACCACGCTGGATATTTTTTTCCGCTCTATCAAGAATGCGCCCTAAAGCCTTTGGCTCCATTTCGAGATTGCCGCCCATGACATTGTTAAGATATTTAAGCTCTTGCTCAGAATCGTTACCGCCAAACTCTTTAAGCCTAGGTATAACGACGTTGCCTATGTACGACACAAACTCTTCTGTTCTGGCTACTTTATCTTTGCTACCTATGCCAGTGTACTTAGCCACAATCTTACCTGCTGGGCCATACGCGCCGGCATAAATACCTTCTTTAAGGATTGCTTTAGCGTCGGCGATACTATCTAACGCAGACTGTTTATTTTTAACGTCAATAAGTTCTTCACCAAGTTTTTTGCCGCCAGCTTCGCCAGCCTTGGTCATATCAAGACCAACTTTAACTTCTGTAGAACCTTTAGTTTTACGACCAGTTATTTCGTTGGTTAAGAATTGATCCATTAACTGCGCGCGTTTAGTCGCATTTTCAGGATTATCCGCCGGATAGCGCGAGTTTAATACGCGTTCAAACTCACCTAATTTTTCTTGCGCTGCTTTAGTGGTTAAATCACGTAAATTTTTAGCGTATGCAGTTTTATATGCGTCTGAATCTTCAGGCCCTTCTGCAAGAGCCAAATCACGCGCAATTTGTTGCTCGCGTACAAGCCCTTCTGTTTTAATAGGTAACGAATTTACAATATTTTCATAGTAAGCTATTTCATCAGCGCCCTCAGGAGTTGGGTTTTCTTTTTGTGCTTTCTTTAAACGGTTAAGATTTCGCATTGCATCAGCACGTGCTTCAGCAGCTTGAACTGATGCAGCTACATTCGCAGGTTTCTCGCGTAATTTAGCAGTTATAGTTGCTTGATTTAATTGTACTTCTTCCGCTTTCTTCGCTAAAAACTCAGCAAATTCAGGATCGCGATTTTCTTGCAAAGCAAATGCGGAGGCGCGTCTAAGCGCTACTGGATCAGTAAAATCAAGCGCAGGTAAATTACTACCCGTTGGACTTGTGCCGGATATCATTTGCTGGCGCATAGTAATTTTGCGCAACTGTGGGTCTTGCACGCCAAATAAACTACCCGCCGCTTGACCCAATTGGCCAGCGCCTTGAAAAATGCCGTAATTAGCTTTCTCAAACGGATTAAGTTGAGCAAACTGAAGCGCGCGATTTTGCAGCCCTTGTTGCTGCGCTTGTTGCTGCCGCATTTGATATTCTTCTGGCGATGTAAACAGACCTAAAATTTCGCTTGCCATGATTGCTCCTAGTAATTCCCAACTGATCCAAGGTCTTGAAATGAATTCCAGCTACTAGCGTCGCCGGTTCGTGGAGCGCCGCTATAATTTCCGGTATTACCAAATAATCGTTCAAATTGTTGATCTTGCCGTTGTTGGTTTTGGTATGCGCCAAAAGCGTTAGCGCCGCCCATTAATGCTGTACCAAACGGGCTATAAGCATTAGCTTGCTGCATAGTTTGTGCAGCGCCTATTCCACCTTGCAACAATGCTTGTGCGCCAGATTGGTTAACATTTCGGCCGCCTAATGATGCGCCAATATCTAATGGCTGCTGGCCTAAACTTTCAATCGTTCCAGCGCCGCCTAGATATGTTGTAAATGGATTTAACGCACTTACTTGACCTGCTTGATACTGACCTAACAATCCAGCGCCTTGACCAAACAAACCTGTGCCAAAGGCTAATTCGCGCTGTCCTTCTTGTTGAGCTTGGCCAGCTAATGCAAGGTCTTGCTGTGCTATCGCGTTGTAATATGCTTCCAGTTCAGGATTACTTGCGCTAAGACCAACACCGCCACTTGGGCGAATACCAGTAGCACCAACAGATAACCCACCACGACCGGTGTTATACAGTTGATTCTGTAGTAAGGCATATTGACGTTCACGACTCGGCGCAAGCAAGTCCTGTTGCTTTTGCATATACCGAGCCGTTACTTCGTTAGGGTTTTGCCCTATGTATTGGTTGCCTAAATCAAACAGGCTAGTAGCCGCACCAGTTAACGGCTGATACATGCCTTGAGCCGATTCAGCTTGCGCCAAGCCTTGGTTACTAAGCGCCATCAAACGATCTTGATATGACCGCAGTTCAGGCGATAGCGTATAGCCAGCACCGCTTACACGGCCATCAGGGCCAGTAGTAAATTGGCTAGTACCAAAACGTGTAGTAACGCCAACTGGCCTAAAGCGCGATTCTTCAGCAGCAAGCCGCGCCGCTTGTAGTTGAGCATCGGCTGACGTTTGCGCTGCGTCTTTAGCCGCCTCGCCTTGTAAGTATCCACCAAGCAGGTTAGCCCCTGCTGCGACAAACGAAAATGGCATATCAACCCTCTTTAATCAAAATTTCATCCACCTTGGTCGGATCAGTTTCATCCGTCGCATGGATACAAAACCAGACACAATCACTCATGGCCTTAATGCCATGAATCACATTTGCTTTAATCTCTATACACGCTGGCGCGTCAATAATTTCGATGACTTCACCTTTCATTACTGCAACACGCCCTTTAGCCAAAATAGATAGATGGCTAAAGTTGTGCGTGTGCTTCATGATGGCCGTGCCAGCGGGAACAAACGCTTCTTTGGCGTACAAGCCATCTGAAAAGTGGTGAGTAACATCACCGCCAACATCTTTAAGTACCGCGCTCATGCCGTTCTGCGCCACATATAAACTACGATGTACGGTTGCAAGTTAGCGTTAGTACCTGATGCACCTGCTGAATTAGTTGTAAATGAGTGGCTATGATTTCCAACTTCTTCCATGATGTTAAAGCCATTAAAGCTAGTTACAAAATTTTCACTTCCTGCATGAGTAATACCAGAAACTTTTGCGGTTTCTGTGCCAAGAACTTTTATAACGCCGCCGTTGTTATTTAATCCATGACGGTGAGCGCCAGTAGTATTGGTTGTAGCAGTATGAGTATGGCTAACAGTAATAGCATCGGCAGAGCCGCCAGTTTCTTGCGCTGTATCAAACGCAGCATTGCCAGCATCTAAACCCACCATGACACGGCCAGCGCCAAATGCTGACCAAGTACCAAAACCCAATAATGTTGCTGGGTTAGTGCTAACTGCCGCATTAGTATAAATTGACCCAACTGGATACGCAGCGGCGATAGATGATGCAATACCTGCCGTAATGGCTGCGGTAACAAAACTTGTTGTAGCCAACTTAGATGTATTGTCGCCACTTGATTGCGTCGGTGCTGTTGGACTGCCAGAAAAGCCTGGGCTGGCTAAGTCAGCTTTAGTCGCAACAGCAACGGCAATATTATTAAATTCTGTGTCAATCTCCGTACCCTTTACGATCTTTCCGGCATTGCCCGAGGGCAATGAATCCTTAGATGCAAAGTCGGTTGATTTGGTATAGTCAGACATGCGCCGCCCCTTAACTTATACGGCCACGTTTGGCCAAAATTTCAATCTTTTGAATCGATAATTCAAAACCATTTACTTCGGCCTCATAGCCTGTTTGCACAACTTTGCCAGAGCCGGTCGCTTGAGAAAACAGCGTTTGGATCACAATACCACCAGCGTATTGCGCAACCGGTACACCATTAGCGCCATACTCAGCAATGCCGTATTCGGAAATGCCTTGCGTTGGGATAGAGATATTTTCCGACAAATAGTTTTCAGAAAAATCGTAACCCCATTTAATCGTTACTACTTGGTCAGAGCCGCCAATTACTACAATTGATATTCGCTTTACTATCGACGTAATGGTCACATCACCCAAATCGGCGTGATTGGTGTAATACGACATTCGATAGGTAACAGTATCATCGAGATAGCCCGTATATTTTCCAATATACCCATTTTTGCCAATCAACAAATCACCATTGCGCAACGCATATACCGCCGTTGGGTCAATGTTGTTCCACGTTGTTATCCTAGCCGACCCATCTTGCATGATGCTGCGCGTATCAAACACATACACTTGGCCAGCGGTTGGGAACGTCAGCAAATAGAACGCATCAACTTCTGAATAGACCGCTTTAATATTTGCTGCGGTTTCGCCAGAAACCAATTGCATTAAGTCATTGCGAACATTCTTACTCAAGTCACGAAATGGTGCTGACTTTTCCTGAATGGTTCGCAGCACTGATCGCACACCGCTGTTGGATAAAAATACCACATCCGTATTGGTGCTTTGAATCGAATCACGCCATTGGCAACCAATACCTACCACGGTGTCATACAGGGACATCGTGCTAGGCGTTGTTGCGCCTTGGTATACCAAAATCTGGCGCTTACCAAAGATAAACAAAAAGCCATTGTGCGCTGCTAGGCCGGTAATTTCATCCGCGCCGTTTGCCCACACGTTATTAACATTCAACGTGCCAGCCGTGCCGCCGGTATAAATGTGGCCAGCAATCAAATCAGAAAACGTCAGCGTTGTTTTATCTGTTGCGCTGCCAGCAATCCACAAACGGCCATACGCTGATATGCAGATATTTCCTTGCGGCACTGTACCGGCATAACCCGACTTTTCACTTACTCGACGATAGGTTGTTGTGCTAACTGCTGGGTCATAAATTAATGGGTCGTATCCCAATTGAAAAAAATACGTTATTCCATTGAGTGATGCGCACTGCCAATTACTAGCCGTAATAGTGGGCGCTGTACCACCACCCCCATAGGTCAGCTCAGTAACTGTCGTGCCGCTTAATTTGAATAACTTATTGTTTCCAGCAAATAAAGTGGTTACCGATCCATCGGTACGCACCAATTCGTGAATGACGCCAATATCATTAGCGCCTAAATTCCCTGAACTGGTATTAACTTTCGTCCAGCCTTTGCGAGCGCCCATCCGACCGTACTTGTCCAAAATGCAGTTGGTCGCAGTCAACGCAAATCCAGCCGCCAAATCTAGTGGCGAGTCTTGCGTATTCAGGCCGTAAAAGCCTGGTGCGCTAATGCTAAATCGTTCAAGCTCTTGGCTCATACGGAAACAAACTCCTGCGTTTCAGGGAAGCGCGTAGCTTCCAACGAAATGTAGTCAGCCAACATGGAGCGGTACAAGTTGTAGGCTTCCGACGACGACAAGCCACCATCTTCGCCGCGCTCAACCAACGCTCTGGCATACGCATTTTGCTCGACCAATACGTCAGGCACTAACACCGATGTGCCGTCCGATGACAATACCGCTTGTGGGATGGTCAAAAAGAATTTGATGGTATAGACGCCATCAGGGCGGCCATACAATTGAACTTGAGCATCACCATTACCGTCAACGCCCTCAAAGCAATATTGCGCTGGGATGTTGGTGACAATCGGTGTGAAGTTTTGCTTTTGACGCATGTCGGACACGCTGATATTTCGCATGACGACATTACTGGTGGTATTTAGTGGATCACTAGATACACGAAACTTTTGACCAGCGCCGGTCAACGAATAGACATACGTGCCGGATGCGGTAGTAAGCGTTATTTCTTGGCCGAGAGCATTCCAATCGTAGGCGTCCTCGACTTGGCGCTTGGCGTCATTAACAAACTTACCGATAAGGCTAGAGTACGAACTCAGAGCGACAGTTGACACCGTCGGCTCGCGCAGTCGCACCAAAATAGAATTTACAATTTCAAGATAGGTCATTGCTTCCCCGCAACCTTACACAGAGCCAGCTTTTGCCTATCCCCCGTGGGAAGAAGCCTTTGCCCCTATTATAAAGAAAACTACGTCTTTTTGGCCTTGTTTTTAGCCGTTCTTTGGCCACGCATAGGCATCTTTGCCTCGCTCATGGCGATGGCCACGGCTTGCTTGCGATTTGTGACTACAGGGCCGCCCTTGCCTGAA